GTATCTAGATCAAATCAAACAAGAACACGATATCAATTGACGGCGGTTGTTTGCTGTTGACGGTTGATGCACGTTTGATCCGCCTTGATCCTCGGGCCTAGGGATCCGCACTGATCCGCAAGGATCACAAAAATAAAAAAAATGAATGATAGAGCTTTTTCCTCAAAAACAGAAAAATAATAAAAATAAAATAAAAACGTATAACGATGATTAAATATAATTATTAATATAATTATTATTAATTATTAAAAAGAAAGTTATTTATGATATTATATTTTATAGATCAAATTAAATTTATTAGCTTATTATTATTCGTCACGTTACTTATTATTACATAGAACAAAACGAGAACAACAATTAAATTAGAACAATTCTAAACAACAGAATTTTTTATTTTACTTTTTTATTTTTTTTTAGTAAATTTAATTAACTTTTAAAAATTATATTTAAGAATAAATCTTAATCTTTTTAAAAGTTAGAAAGTAGAAAAAACGATGAAAAATAAAAACGATAAAATAATCGAAAATAAAGTAGCTTTATCTTTTCGAGAATACGAAAATAAAAAAGTATTATTTCGATTATTTAATACTAAGCGAGAAAAGTCTAAGTCTTTTAATATTTACGAGAAAGCGAAATTTTCTTCGACTATTAAAGACGCTTTTAATAGCGATTATCGTAAAGTCGATATAGAATACGATACGACTAAAAATAATAGATTTAAAAAAGTAAATCTATTAATAGATTTAAACTCGTATTTAGACGTTAATAAAAAAAATCTTTATTTAGATTTATTAAACTCTAATAAAGAGTTTATAAAAAAGAATAAAGTAGATAATTCTATTATCGAGAATATTAAATTTTTCGAAAAAAGAATTAACGACTTAAAATAATTTTATCTAATAGAACTAAGCGAGATTAAATTCTCGCTTAGTTTTTTTTTATTCTTTTTAAATTCTCTTTTAAAAAATCGTATTAAGTTTGTGGCTGTTTTTTTATATAAAGTTTAAAATCTATATAGTCTATATCCAAGTAAAAGACCAAGTATAAGTGTAGAATGAGTTATATGCGTATAAATATCGCTAGAAAAAAAATTTTTTTTAATATAATACTTTACAATGGCTTTTTTAAATAGTAGCATTCCACCAATATATTGTAAAATTCGTAAGGAGTATTTATATGATTTACAAAAACATCATGGAGAAAGCGATGACTGTGTTATCTTTGGTCTCACAAGCATTGCGGGTCGTGGTATCCTTTTTAATGTCATGCTGGAAAATGGTGCGTGCTTTTGGCGTTTGCCAATATGTGCCTTCTTCTCTAAAGGTATGGACAGGAAAGATGTGCCAGATATGTCAAATGACGCCCTTGAGTTGTGGAATAGTTTTGATTATTATCATAGCGTCAATCACTTTGCTTTTCTAGAAGGACAACGAGCTAAATATTTTGGTAAAGATAAAAAACTTTATACAGGTGAGTATCTGTTTACTGTTGACTGGTGTCACCCTGATGCCAATCTTCTTGACACAGATCATTCTGAAATTCCTCAGGAACATAAGTGCGCTCATATATTGGAGCTTGACAATGGTAATTTCGCTGCTCAACCTAATAACAGAATACTATGGAATGTTAATTCGTTCACTACGAGAAACGAAATTCCCGACTACAAAGTCCAAACAAACGACTGGAATGTCGAAAACAAAGATTGGATGACCGAGGACACCGACAGATTTTTTTACGAAATACTAGAAAAGAAAATGGATAAGTAGTATAAATTTTCATTTAGGTGTTGTCCACGGATCAATTTCTTTTGGTCAAGGGCAGGGAGAGATGGTGGGTACTTTTTTGTTTCTATGTTCTACCTATAGCGATATAGGTAGAATATGAATATTACAATATTACTCCCTACAAGAAAAAGATTATCTTTATTAAAAAAATCAGTACAGTCTTTAATAGACAATGCAAGAGAGCCAGAAAAATTACAATTTCTATTTGGAGTAGATGAAGACGATATAGAAACTTTTAATTATCTAAAAGAATCAAAATATCCAAATCAACTTGCTTTACAGTTTAAACCTATAGGTTACGAGAACCTACATAAATATAACAATACTTTAGCAGGGTATGCTTCTGGTAAATGGATAATGTTTTTTAATGACGATGCGATTATGCAAACTAAAAATTGGGATCAAAAAATTATGGATTTTGAAGACGAGTTTTGTCTTTTACGTTTTAAAGAACAGACTGAACATCCTTATAGTATCTTTCCTTGCTTTCCACAAAAATGGTTTTATTTATTAGATCACATTAGTCTTCATGGTCAAAATGATGCATGGCTCTCAGAGATAGCTTACATGTTAGATATAATGCGGGACGTTGACATAGAAGTTATACATGATAGAGCAGATATAACTGGTAACAACAATGATGAAACTTTTAGAGCTAGAAAATATAATGAAGGTAATCCTGATCAAAAAGGAGACCTCCATCATATAGATATGGTAAAATTAAGATATAAAGATGCTTTAAAAATTAATTGGTTACTAGGGCTCATGGGTCAACCAAATGAATTTATACTTAAAAATCTAAAAGATAAATCAGATCCATTTATTTTACTTAAAAAGAAATTTGATATATATAAAAAAGCTGGCGCCATAGGTGCAGGAAAACAAAATGCAAGAGTTACAGATCAAAGAGAAATTAAAGTCAGCTATTCAAATTTACCAAAAGACTAGAGATAAACGAGCTGGTGAAGTAGTTACACATTTAACTAATTTACTTTCTACATATAATTCTAGAAAAAGTTTATTAAGTTATGCTAAACATATGTACCCGGGATATAAAGACCCTGCGCACATACAGCTAATTGCAAAAAATCTAGAGAAGCTTGAATCAGGTGAAATAAAAAGACTGGCGGTCTTTATGCCACCAAGACATGGAAAAAGTATGTTATGTTCAGAATTTTTTCCAGCTTGGTATTTAGGAAATAATCCAAATGAATTTGTTATACAATCTACTTATGCTCAAGAGCTTGCTGATGACTTTGGTCGTAAAGTAAGAAACCAAGTTCAAGGAGAAGATTTTAATAAAGTTTTTCCACAGGTAGCTTTAAGATCAGACAGTACATCAGCTAAACGATTTCATACTATACATGGTGGCACATATTCTGCTGTTGGTGCAGGTGGAGCTATTACTGGTAGAGGTGCACACTTGTTAATTATTGATGACCCGATTAAAGGTAGAGAAGATGCTGAGTCAGAAGTTCAAAGAAGAAATCTTTTAGAATGGTATAAGTCTGTAGCTTATACTAGACTTCAACCAGGTGGTAAGATTATTGTAATTCAAACTAGATGGCACCAGGACGATTTAGCAGGATATATTTTAAATGAATCAGGAGAAGATTGGAAAGTTTTAGATTTACCTGCCATAGATGATAAAGGTAATGCTCTTTGGCCTGAAGCTTACAGTAAAAAAGATTTAGAAAAAATTCAAAATACAGTAGGAGAACGTGTATGGCAAGCTCTATACCAACAACGTCCTAGTAACGAAGAAGGAAGTATTATTAAAAGAGATTGGTGGAATATTTATGAAAAAGAAAAAATCCCAACTTTAGGTTATGTTGTACAATCTTATGATACAGCGTTTAGTACAAAATCTTCTGCTGACTTTTCTGCTTGTACTACATGGGGTGTCTTTACAGCTAGAGATGAAAACAATGTACCCTATGCTGCGTGTATATTGTTAGATGCTTGGAAAGAAAGATTAGAATATCCAGATTTAAGAAAACGAGCACAAGATAGCTATTATGAATGGATGCCCGATCAAGTATTAATAGAAAAACGAGCTTCTGGTCAATCTTTAATACAAGATATGCGTAGATCAGGAGTTCCTATAGTAACTTATACGCCAGAAAGAGATAAAGTTTCAAGAACACATAGTGTAGCTTCGATGTTTGAAGGAGGTTTAGTGTTTACAATGGATGAAAAGTGGACTAAGGATGTTATAGAAGAATCAGCACAATTTCCATATGGAAAGCATGATGATATTCATGATACAATTGTGCAAGCTTTAATGAGGATCCGAGATGGATTTTTAGTATTACATCCAGACGATCCAGAGGACGATGACAATGAAACAAGAAAACAATTGCGCAAAGACAAACATTATTACTCTTGATAGGTGGAGATTAGTCCCTAGAAAACCAACTCCTAAAGAACAAGTTGAAATACAAGATGATCAAGTAGTTCAAGCTTTTCATGATGCTTGTATAAAGATTAGTGATAAAGTAGATATAAAAGGATATGCTTTGGTCGCCTGGGACGAGAAAGGAGTTCCTTGTATTTCGTGGTCAACTGGCCATGTAAAAAATCCTATAAGTGAATTAATGCTTCCTACCTTTACACAATCAGTATTTCAAGGTATATTGAATAAAAAACTAAGTACACCGGAGGACTTAAAAGATGAGTAACCCATTTAAAAGAACAGGCAAACAACCTAGACTTGGAGTAAAGAGCTTCAGTGTTGAAGATGTTAAAGCTGCTGATAAAAGATTTTATGATAAGTTTCCAGGAGCTGTAGAAGATGCTGCGATGTTAAAGAAAGCAATGCAAAATCCTGGTGACGAAGTTGTAAAAATAGATGATGAAAGAAAAGCCCAACATGCAAAAATGATGAGGGGAATTAAAATAGAAGTGGAGACGTTCTAATGAAAATGACTGCAGGCGCAGGATCAGGAGAAGGAAGAATGCAAAACTCTAAGATCACTGGCAAAATGATGAAGAAAAAAAAGAAAAAGAAAAAAGGTAAATTTCCAGATATGTCTGGAGATGGAAAAGTAACTAAGAAAGATATTTTAATTGCAAGAGGTGTAATTAAAAAAGGTAAAAGGAAAAAAAGAAGATGAAAAAAACTAGAGAAGATGTCACTAAAGAAATCTTAGATGTAGATTTTGATGATACAACTAAATCTAAAGTTTTTGATGACGATGGCTACGAAGAAGGTAAATCTAAAGATAGAGAGATGACTGCAAATGCTTCTGTCTCTGATAATTTTAAAGGTGGACTTCTTTACAAAGGAAAAGCAAAAGATTATCCTGGTGCTAAAAAACTCCTTGAAAAGAAAAAAGCTAAAGTCATACAATTAAAGCCAAAAAATAAATAGTGGCTAGACAAAAGTTTGTACATTTTGTTCCAAGGCCAAAGCCAAGGAAAAGACCTAGGAGACATAAAAAGACTTTAAACAAAAATGAAAAAAGAAGTTTTAAAAAATATAATAGGCAAGGAAGATGAATTTTAAATGGGACTTAAAAAAAATTAAAGATGAGCAAAGAAAAAAAGATTCAGCTAAAGCTCAATTAAGAGAAAGAAGTAAACAATCTATTGCAAGACCTAAAGCTTCTAAAAATATTTTATCTAACGATCCAAGGTTACAAAGAATATGATTAAAGAATTTATTTGTCCAAATGGAAGAATGTCAGTGAATGGTGTTTGTCCTATATTTGAAGGTGATGATGGACAAGTAAAAGATGTTTTAAAAACATCTACATATGATGCTACAAAAGAAGATGAAATTTTTGGAGAAAAAGATATTAAAGAAAAAAAAGCTTTTCAATTTGATTTTGAGCTTCCTACAAGTTCAGCTTTTGAAACAGCAGATAATATTATTTCTAATAATCTAAATTCGTATAATGAATTTGTTGAACAGAAATTAGGTATTCCAACTAATGTTTCAAATTTATTTACTGTTGGATCAGCAATAGCAACAGGATCATTATTACCTTTTGCAACTAAATTTATAGCTGGTGCTTTTTTAAATAATCAAAATCAACAAAGAATTCAAAATATTACAGATCAAGATACTCAAGGAGACATTAATATATTAGATTTTTCTAATTCTGGAAGTCCAAATCCTTATGGTGGAGGAGACACAGGAATACAATCTGGAATGACTTCACCAACTCAAACTGCTACAACAAGTCAAGGAGTTACGTCTGCACAACATGCAGCGTTTAGATCATAATGGCAAGAACAAGAATAAGACCTAGAAAAAGAACAGGAGATATTCCTAGAAGAAAAAAATATTATCGACCTACTAAAAAAGGTGCGGGTATGACTAGAGCAGGAATTAAAGCTTATAGACGAGCTAATCCTGGTTCTAAATTATCTATGGCTGTAACTGGTAAAGTTAAACCTGGAAGTAAAGCAGCTAAGAGAAGAAAATCATATTGTGCAAGAAGTTTAGGACAATTAAAAAGAAGCTCTGCTAAAACTAGAAATGATCCTAATTCTAGAATAAGACAAGCAAGAAGAAGGTGGAAATGTTAGATTTATTAAAAAAATTATTAGGAATAGATAAACTAGAATATAAGATTAGATTACTAGAGAGAAAAAATTATTGGAGAGAAAAATATCGTGATAGATAAAATAGTTTATAAATTTTTTGCAGGTATAGATGCAATAAGTAATTTTATTGGAAAATTATTTACACCTAAAAGACAGAAAAAGAGAAAATGAAAGACAAACCTTTAAACATATCGGAATCAGCAGCTGTTCAAATGCCTATGAAAACAGTTGCTAGTTTGATTTTGCTTGTTGCAGCAGGCGTGTTTGCATATACAGAATTAACTGCAAGGTTAGTATCTTTAGAAACATCAAGAGAGTTATTTGAAAATGATTTACTTAAAAAATCTGAGCAAGTACCTACAGATCAAGAACAACATTTTTTAATTGAGGATCTTTATAAGACAGTAGAAAAGATGGAACAGACTCAAGAAATGAATATGACTAATAAAGTAAACATAGAATTTTTAAGAGAACAATTAGATAAAGCTCTTAATGATATTGAAGATTTAAAAGATAAAGTAAGAGAAAATGGTAATGGAGCACATTAATGGAATTAATTATAGCTTTACTTATGATTGTAAACGGAGAGATCAAGGAACATAGAATACAAGAAACTATGTCAGATTGTCTTAAAGGCAAGAGGGTTGCAATGAGATCAAATAAAAATAATAACATTCAATACCAATGCATTAAATCAATGGCAGAACTTGAAAGTAACATTGATGGTAGCAAAAGTATAAAAAAATTAATACTAGAATAATTGTCTTTTTTGTTTTATATCTCTTTGTAGGAAAGTATGGTATGAACCAGGAGGTATTATGAAACTATGAAAAAGGGACTTTATGCAAATATAAATGCCAGACGCAAAGCTGGTAAAAGTAGATCAAAATCTAAATCAACAATTTCTAAAAAAGCTTATAAAAACATGAGGAAAGGATTTCCTAAATGAAAACTAAAAAAGAAAAGAAAATAGCAAAGGTAATGAAAGAATATAAAAAGGGAAAATTACCTATTGGAAAATCTAAGAAAAAAGTTAAATCTAGAAAACAAGCAATAGCTATTGCTCTTTCAGAAGCAGGTAAAAAGAAAAAACGTGCTTAATAGAAAAGGATTTAAAAATACTATGACTAAACCTAAAAAGAAAAAAGT